TGAGCTAGGCGAAATGGGCGCCATCAAAAAACTCACCACCCGCTACGAAGCAATCCAAAAAGGTCTTATCTGATGAAACGCAAAAAGTCCCGTGTCGAAACTGTCGGTGTTATCCTCTACAAAGGAGTTATCGATACCTACTATCTGACCGTACCTTACGATAAGAAGAATCGGGTCATTCCCTCGTCTGTGGAGTGTGCCTACAACTCCCGTTATTTCGGGACCCAGGAAACCGTAAACATGCTCAAGGCCCTCTGATGCCATTCCCACTACCCGAATGCCCTGAATACCGCAAACTGGTAGTTACCTTCTGGCTGGATGACGTTGACGACAGGCTCGCCATAAACGATCTTGCCTCCGCCGAGTCCAGCTGGAAGACAGCCAATTCCATTTACCTGTCGCTACCCCCAGGAAACGGCGACATGGAGATTGAGAATTGGCTACAATCACAACGGGTAAAAATTACCAAACGCCTTCAAGCAACCAATGAGAACCGTCTCTGAAACTCCTTCTGCAGCTACTGCAGCAACCAAAAAAACCAAACCAAACCCAAACCTGAAAACCTTCTCCACCACTCTTACCGATGGCCGAGAGATTGTTATTCGGGAGATGACCGGACGAGATCTCCTCTATGTCGAAAAAGAGTTGGGCAAAACCGGAGACGTTGAGCGCGGCATGAGAATCATTGAGCGACTAATCGTCGGTGAAGACAAAATCACCTACGACGAAATTTTGGATCTGGGTGTTAAGGACTTCAAAAGACTCAGTGAACTGGTAGCCGATGCCAACGGGGACGACGAAGACCCAAACTAACAGTTGAGGATCTAGAGGACTTTACCTACCTGATTAGAGTAAACTCTCTGGATCCAATTCACGTACGGGAGGTAACCCCTAAAGACTTCTACTACGCTCAAATCATCCGAGCCAAAGAGGCAAGCGCCACCCTACTCATGGAGAGGCTAATTCTCAATCCGGAGGTCCTGGACACTATTCCCGCCAAATCTTTCTCCACTGTCTTAAGTTGGATTTCTGAGAACATTCTCCAGGAAAAAGTCCTCTCCGTGGAAAACTGGCTAGAGATAAGCTTTCACTTGTGCAAGCAACGCTGGGATCAATCCATGGAGTGGTTAGAGACTCAACCTATGAGCAAAGTTCTTACAATGGTTCAAATCGTTAAAAACCACGCCGAAGAGCAGGAGAAACAAGCCAAGAAAGCCGCTCGGGGTAAAAAATGATTAAGATCAAAGTCGAAGGTCGGGGCCTGGTCCCGATGAATCTCAGGTGGTGGACTCCCACCAAAAAGGAGTGGGCTCCGATCTTAGCTGCCGATCAGAAAAGATTCTGGCAGCAAGAGTCTAGCCCTATAACAGGCAGACCCTGGGCAGCATTAACTCCCAACTACGCTCTGTACAAAGCAGAGAGATATCCGGGTCAACCAATCTTAAGGGCGACCGGGCTCATGCAGGACTCAATGGAGATTCGTGTCAGGGGCAATAAGTTCTCTGTTTACGGACCTCCATACGGTAAATACCACCAGTTTGGCACCTCTCGAATGGTTGCCCGTCCCTGGGTAGGGGTGCCCGATACCTCACTTGAGCAAATCGTGCCCATTGCCTGGAAAAACATTCTTTCACGTAAACGCAGATGACACGCTCACGCACTCGCAAACAAAGCGCTCCCGAAGTGGAAAACGCACCTAAGGAAGTAACCGAAGCTCCCCAGGTCACCGAGGGTAAGGAACCAGTAAACATCGAACTAGAAACCCCGTCTGACGAACCTACTAAGCCTGCTGAGCCGGCCTCAAAGGAAAAGGTGGAGACCGATGTTCGGAAAAAGCTTCAAAACAAATCCACTCAAGAGGATGCCTTTGTGCCTTCCAACCCTGCCGCCCTGGAAAAAGAAGCCAAGGTCGTGGCAGACGAAAAAGGTTTTGAACTTAATCGCGGCACATCCATCGGGGCTCGCCTAATGGCCCGTCGACGCCTTAGCTAATGGCTACTACACCGTTTCAGCAGCAATTTACCTGGAGGAAACTGGGCTACCTGGTTTTCTCCGACTCTTTGTCCTATCGTGAGGTTCTGAATGAGAACCCGCAATGGGATGTAGTTACCTTACCACCCATCGGAGCTCAAATTGCTCTAGACTCGGGTGCGGCAGCAGGTGAGGGACAGCTGCTGCAATCGGCGTTTGTTTATGGTCTTCCTTCCGGAGACGTAAGCGATCAAATATTCCCCTACTCCTCTCAGGAGGAGTATTTTTCTGCGTTGAACAGGTATAATGTAGCCGGAGTTACTCACCGGGCAAGATTAAATGGTTACTCCTTCGATGATTACTCAGCTACTACAGGACTGCAGGGGTAAAAATAAGGGCTGCTAAGCCCTTAGAGTTGCTCTACGGAGACCACGTAGGAGTTTTCCTTGCCTACACAGCTCTTTGGAAAAGAAGGACCATTAACTAAAATCCATGGCCACTTTTTCCTTGGGAACCAGCGGGGTAACTCCTGGCGCTCCCGGTGTATACATTAACGAGCGAGCAGGAAACCTCGCTATCGCAGGAATTGCGACTTTCAGCACCACATACATGCTGGTTGAGGCACCTGAATCGACCTCAGTCGTTACATTCCCCTTCAACACCCCGACTCCCATTACGTCTCTGGACGATTATCGGGCTCTTGTAGGAGGCGTGGTCCCAACCGGCCGAATCCCCCTCCTCAGCTACAACTGCGTTAACGAGTTCTTCCAGAACGCCCAAGTCGGTGATCTGCGAGTTGTCCGAGTTGGCACTCCCAACCAGATCGTAGAAATCGAGTTTTTCCCCTCAGGCACAAAGAGCAGCTCCGGTGGACTCCCATCGGCCCTGATGGCCGGAGACATCGTGTATGTTCAGATGTCCCTGAATGGCGTTCGCCTAGTTGCAGGCGACGGTAGCACTGGTTATACCGCTGAAGGCGAGTGGCTGGGTGTCCCTGTCGAGATCCCAGTCAACTATGTGGCCGGAGACGAAGTAAATAACCGTCGAATCTCTTCTGCAATTGTTAATGCGGTTGCTGAAGCGATCGAGTCCAATCCCTCCGTCCGTAGCACTGTCTATGTTCGGGACTTTGGTCTGGTGAATGACCTGGATCCTACCTCTAACTCCCAGAACGGCTACGTTACAATCGCCGCCACTACCTTTGACGGCCCTGTGGCAGTTGTAACCCAGGTTCTGCCCATCGGCGGCCAAAACGTGTTCATGCAAAACACCTACGATGTTGAAAACATTGTGGGTCTGCAGAACGAAATTGACCGCGTTCCTCAGGATTACATTCAGTGCATCGACACCGCTTTTGACGGTCAGCAAGATCAAGGCTATCTTGTCACCCCTACCGCATATGCCCAGTTTGACGCGGCAGGTCGGGCAGCTGTAGGCGCAGCCGCTGCTGCTCACTGCGCGGATAACAACTATAAGTGGATGGCCCTGGCTGACCCCGGTCCTTATCTTGTCACCGACATCAACAAGTACAGCGAGTACACCCCTCACGGAGCCGCTGAAAACCTGGTCCAAGGAAACAAGTACCTCGTAGATAATGCTATTTTTGACTGGGTCGGCGAAGATGTAACCTACGATAGACTGAAGCACCAGACCCTGGTGGGTGGCTCAACCCCGCAAGAAGCCGTAGAAAGCTCGGTAGAGACTGTGGCCGTAGGTGAAAAAGTGGGTCTTCTTGATCCCGCTGTGTTTACCCTGAATTCCGCAAGTCCCGATGCTGAACTTGGTAAATTCACCGTTGACTCCTCTGCCGTTTGGCCCGTAAACTACCAAATTAAGGAAGTCACAATCACCGGTAATCCCGCCGGTAATGACTTCGAGCCCCTGGGCTCGACTGCCTTCATCGTGGCACCCCCCTACGACACTGCTGTGACCGGTCCTTACCCGACCGACGGATCCACTCAGTTTGTCTACATTGCCACCAGTGCTTTGGCGGCATCGGATGTTCTCAACGAGGTCATCAATGCCGGGGGAACTGTTAACATGACGGCTGCTCCTGCTTCGGCATTTACTGTTGCCGCTCCGACAGGATCTGCTTGCAGTGTGACTTACATTGTTCCTGAGTGGGATCTGCCCGTTGACATCAACGGTCAAACTTCCAACCTGGTTCAAAACATCACCGGCGAAGCCCAATCAGTGAACACACTTCACCTGCCTGGTACTCTGCAGGAGCCAACCGATACCTACCGCCTTGCTCAGCAAACCCGCACCATCCTAACCCCCAACACACTTATTACAGACTCCGCTGTTTCGGGTTACGAGGGAGCGGCTCAGTTTAACGTGGTTGCCCACGGTCTTACAAACGGTCAGAAACTGTACTTCTATCAGCCTGTCTACGTTGGAACCACCTCAACAACCCTGTTCCAGGCAACCACCAAGAAGAACATTCGCCCCTACTATGTCAAAGTAATCGACACCGATAACTTTGTCCTGGCTTCAAGCCTCACCGCTTATTCCGCTGGTGGTTATGTTCTGTTCCCGTCCAGCGCCATTGTAAACGTCCCTGCCGTTTACTACACCGAGGTTCTAGGTGGAGCCACCACCGCTGCAACCCTGGCTGAGCTGAGCACAGTTCCTTTCATCCGTGGTCGTAAGTACGGTCTCGCTTCCGGCGGCATCTTTAATCAGGCAGCGGCGGCAAGCACTACCCCTACCCCCGACGCGGATCTGTTCTCCATGTCTATCCGACTGAGCAACAGCTCCACCGTGGTGAGCCCCAACCTGATCTCGCCCTACGGTGAAACCGTAAATGCTGGTTGGCTACCTGAGCTGGAACTCTCTCCTGCTGGCACCGTTACCACTGACGTTAACAACTTCTACTGCGTGCCCACTGTGGAGCAATACTTTGCTTCCGAAAGTTTCGCTGTCCCTGTTTTCAACCCTCTGCTCGCAGGGGATTTCGATGCCACTGCCGGAACTGCCGCAGTTTCCAACACTTACGTGACAGCGTTTGGCATCAGCGCCACTCCGACCGCAGCGGACCTTCAGACCAACATCAAGTTCCTGATCGGCTGCTACTTTACCGTCAGCACCGCTGGATTCGCTCCAGACGGCACGACTGCTGTTGCCGCTGGCGACCGTCTCGCAGTCACCTACGACGGAAATGAGTACACCTGGGTGGCTGTGGCTCCCGACGCCTCTGGCGGCAGTCTTCTGACTGTTTCCTCAATTCTGTACGGCTCTCAAGTCGAGATGGCGTTCACCAGTGAGCAAACTCCTCCTTCAAACCTGTGGCGTTTTGACGCAATTACATCCACTGAGATCATCAGTGACGCACTGCGCGGCGTAGGTTTCGGCGGAACCCCCCAGGCTACGTTTGTTGAGTCTGGAATCGACAACGTGAACCGCCTTTATGAGGACTCTCAGCGCTACTTCGACCCTTACGGCTTCATTGCCTTCTACGGCCCTTACATCCAGAATGCCTCTGGCCAGTGGATTCCACCTTCACCTTACGTGAGTGGTGTGGCTCTTCGCCGCTATCGCGCAGAAGGCTACCAGTTCCCGCCTGCTGGTGTTAAGTATCAGCTTGCTGACGCTGTGGCTACTCAGATCGCAATCAACTCGGCTCAGCAAAATCTGCTGAATCCCGACGGTTGTAACGCGATTCGCTCGCTGCCTGGTTACCCTGACTCCGCTGTGTTTATCTGGGGCGGCCGTACCCGCATCAACCCAGACGTGGCAGAGCAGCGCCTCTACCAGTTTGTCAACACTCGCGTAATCCTTAACGTGGTGTATGGCTCTCTGCGCAGAGCATTCGACAACCAGATCTTCAACGTGATCGACGGTTTCGGTGTAGTGTTCAACCAGATTGTCAACATCGGTAACAGCATCCTGAACCAGCTCTACATCCGTGGTGCTCTGTTCGGTGCTCGCCCGAGCGAAGCTTTCCAGGTTATCTGCGATGAGCGGATCAATCCGGCAGCTGACCTGGAGAACGGAATCGTGAACGCAAAAGTGTTTGTGACTCCGGTTCCAACACTGGAGCGCATTCAGATCGATCTCATTCGTGTTGCCATCGGCAACATGCAGAACGAGCTGAACATGCAGGGCCTCGGCCAAGACAACACCACCCTCTGACAACTAACTGGGAGTCAAAATGAACACGGAACTAAAACTTCACGTTCCTGACTCCCTTCTTTTTTCTCTTGAACGTCAAGCGAGAGAGCATGGCCTTACCTTAGAAGAGCTGTGCCTCTCCTTACTTTCGGGAGATAAACTGGAAGGGACGTTGGTCGACCCGCAGTACTATCAGTCTCTAAATTTAGAGCTCCTGAGGGTGGAACTTCGAAAAGTAATTGAAAGTGACTTACCTAGAGACGAAGTCAGAAAGAGAATAAATGGGATTGAATTCCACATCAGCCGACGGTACATTCAATGAGTTCTCCACAGTTAATGTCTGCCACAATTAGGGGAATCTCTTACCCCCTAACGGTTGAAAAGGGAAATCTCAAAGTAAGCACGGACTACGAGCTAATCACTCAACAAATCCGCAGTGTGATTGAAACACGATACTATGAGAGGGTGATGCGAGCAGACTATGGCATCGGCGACTACGTGCTAGAAGTCTTAAATCCGGCTCAAGTTAACTCAGCCATCCAATATTCAATCCTACAAAACGTTGACGGTCTGTCTGCCCTTAACGTAAGTGGCGACTGGGAGACAGAAGGAGACAGCGGGCTTTACCGGGTCTTCATTGAGTATGCCGTTAACGGTGTTCCTCAACCTCCCCTGAATTTTGCCCTAGCCAACTAACCGGGTAAAACTAAACTACTAAGGCAACGCACGAGACTTGGATGGCGCAACGATTTAAGACAGCACCAGTCCCCTCCGGTGAGGTTG